CACCTTTGTATGATTTCCCATAAGAGTGGAAGACCATGCCGTCTTCCCGTTCATATCCTTTTTTGAATTTTGTTTCCATCTAGCAAAAATAATGTCTGACTTGATTTAATCAATACAAAAAAAGAGGAGGAGCTTTTACACTCCTCCCCTTTAGTGGCGCGGGATGGGAATTAGGTGGTCGCCAATCGTGGTCCGAACCTAGCGAGTTTCGCCGCCAATCCTTCTGAGATGGTGACCCGTTGCTTGTTCTCCGTGGTGGCGGGAGCAGAGCTTGGCTTGGAAGCACCTTTCAGCTTGTTGATATAATCGGTCTTTTCTTTCAACATCTCTGACTGCGCTTTGACAAGTGCTTGTAGCTTCTTGTAGCTGCGCCCCTGATTGATAAGACGATTCATCTCATCTACGCTAGCTACCTCGTCACTCTGCTGGGTGGCGGCAAGCGCAATGGCATCGTCCCGGCTGGTGTCGAACTTGATGCCTTTCTCTTTCATGTAGTCTGCGATGTCATCTGTGATTTGAATCTCGTTCTCCACAGCTTGGGCTTGCTCTTTGTAGGAGTTCCGCCATGTGTTCAAAAAGTCAGTGCGGTTTTTTAACTCTTTCTCTTTAACTTGGCGGCTGATATCTTGCTTGGTTTGCTGCCAGTTGTTCAAAGCATTCATGTGCCCGTCGAGAGATTTCTCCCACTTGCGGAATGCTTCGGTCAGCCGGACTTGGCTGTAGGTGTCTTCGTAAAAGGTTTTGTTGATCTCCTTGAGCAACTCGCGCTTTCTCTGCATAAGGGCGGCTCGCTCCTCTGGGTTTGCGGCCTTATAGGCTGTTATGTGGGCTGTCGTGGCTTCGTTGAAGAGCCTCAAGCTTTCTGGGTCGGCGGATACAATTTCATGCGCTTCTGCATAGGCTGACTCCACAGGGGCTACGAACCTCTCTTTGTAGTCCGCGCTTTGAGTGATGTCGTAATACTCCAATTGACTCTTAAGATCGGCGATTTCCTTTGATAAGGTTTGCTCCAATTCAACCTTGGCCTCGCTCGCTTTATTAAGCTGCTCTTGGTAGTGGTTGGCTTCCGCAGTAGTCTGGCTGGTCTTTACAAGGTTCTCCAACTCTTCAATCTTGCTGGTGTATTTGGGCACCTCTTCGTTCTTATACTTCTCCAACTCTTCTTTGAGACGCTTATTCTCCTCGATCTGTTTCTGGACGAACCCCGGCTTCTTCTTGTCCATGCTGATCAGGGGCTTCTTTTCTTCGTTATCGTTACCGATAATCTCATCTACCGATTCGTTATCATTTGATACTTCGTCGGTAGTTTCACGACCGAACATTGGATTGCCATAGTTATCTGCGCTTGGCTTTCCATCGTCAGTTTGTTTTTTGGTGAACTTCGCGATGAAGTCCGCTGTGTTCCCTTTGATCGGGATGTTGGATTTGGCCTTGAGATCGTTGATGATCTCTTGGGTTTCGTTGTTGGTGTCGCTCATAATTCTTTAAGATCGGGGTCTTCAATTGGGGCGATCACTTCTTCAGTGAAGCCTTGCTTGGTTTTCTTGAACTGCTTTGGTATGTCTTCGCCCAGTGTGCTAATGGCGTTTAGAATATACCTCACCGCATCTATACCCGTTGAGGGCTGTGCTGTAAGTAATAGGTATGCTTGTAGTTTGTCCCAGTCTTCGTGGTTAGCTATTGATCCACAAATACTCTTGAGTTTATTTGAGTCTATCATTCAGTTTATTGTGTTGGTTGCTGTATTCCCGTTCGGGTATTCTGCGGCATTTCGCCTTCTGTGGCGACTTGCGCTTCCCGCTCGGGAAGTTCTTCTTCCTCGATTTCGACTTCCTCTTCTTCTTCCATCTCTGGCTCTTCTTCCTCTTCCTCTTCTACTTCCATTTCTTGCATTGGTTTTGTTTTCGCCATTTGCTTCTGGATTTCTGCGCGGGCTTTGGCTTTTTGCAAGGCGAGTTGTGTGATTCCTTGCTTCTCGCGTTGCTCTGTCCTTTGGGCGTGGCTGATGGAGGCTTTTCCAATCGAGATGTCTGCCAGCTTCTGCTTGGTGTCGATGTCGATTCCAGACTTGGCAACGAGGTATTGAAGTTTGATGTCCTCTTCGCTCATGCCTTGACCACCCTTTTGCTGCTCGGCTTGTGCCATCTCTTGGTAGACTTCTGCGATCTGGTCGCCCATCTTTCCTGCTTCGCCCATGCCTTGCATGAATTGTTTGAGGAAGTCGGCCTTGGTCTGATCCTTGGCGATGAACTCGACATGCGCCATGATGTGCCCGCCTTTGAATTGGATGGAGCGCACAGCCTTGGCAAGTTCGTTGACATCTGGCTGACCAGCTTGTATCGCCTGCATGTTCGTTTGCATCTGCAACATGAGATCGTTGAAGTGACCAGTCGCATGCTCGATGTGAGGATCGGTAGGCATTACTGGGAAGTTGGCTGGGTTCACGAACACATCTGTCATACCTGCGTTCTCGAAACCAATGATGCGGGCTGTGTCATCAATCTTCGCAATGCTAGTGCTTCTATATCGATCAACATTATCCCGGCCTGCTAGGGCTGCTATTGCGTCTTTAACCGCGTTCTCTTGCCCTTCGTTTGCGGGAGTGATGCTCGTAAGGCTGACCAGCTTCTCAGCAGTAATGAGTTTGAAGCTCGGACTGCCTGCTCCGTTGATCAGGTTGCTTCGGATGTTCGTGATGTTCTTGTAGGCAGCGGCCTCCTTCGGCGTGCCAAGCTCCTCAAGAATCTCGTAGAATCTTTTGACATACTTGTATCCTTCATCATCCCTACTGCTGCTTACAAATCGTCGGTAGAGTTCCCTAAAGTATAGCGTTTCGCATTCGTTGAACCGCCTGATTTGCGTGCCGGACAGCTTGGCAGACTCGGCGGCGTCTAGCTCTGCTTCTCCACGGGTTCTTTGCTTTCCTCCCGCTGTGGGTGAGTTGATGCGATACTGCCCCATCCCGCGATAGAGATCGCCCATGTAGAATTGCATGAACTGCATGCTCTCTTGCACTGGCAGGGTGATGCGGTTCTGGGTGAACTTGGCACCATCCGGCATGATGGACATTGGCAACCATTCCATCTGTTTGAGGGTCTTCGTGGCGTCTGGGCCTTGACCTTCCAGTAGAAGCATGGAGTTGAGTCGCACGGCATCCACAAGGCTGTTCATCGTGAAGTCATACTGGCGGCAGGCGACGAAGCAGGCTTCCGCTTGGCTCTTGATGTCGTGGAAGAGTCCCGATCCCACCGAGTCGGTGATCATGTAAATGATTTCGTCCCAGCTATCAAACAACCCGACATTGATTTGCATGAAGCCATGCTGATCGCGCAAGGCGGAGTCGCTGATCTTGTCTGTCCCGCGCACTTCTTTATTCACATGGCTGACGATTGGAGTGTAGTCTTGAAGCACGACTGCCTTGGAGATTCTTCCGTCGAATTCTTTCCAGTAGACTTCGTAAAGGTCAATGGTCTGGTTAATGGATAGCGACCAGTTGAACCCTGCCTCAGTGATTGTGCGGAAAAACTCTTCCCGCGTTTTGTTCGTCTCTTGGAAGTTCCTATGGAATCGGATTGCGTCTATGACTGCATCCACATTCCACCCAAGCGACTCGGCGGCTTCCCTGTCTTTGATGACCTTGTAGAGTTGGTAGGGGGTGAGTCGAATTCGCCGCACAAATTCTTCCAGATTCGAGAAATCAATTTTGACATCGCTTGGAAACAACAGATCGGAAAGTGGGATGGCTTCGGGCATCCAGCCGAACGGGCTACTCCACATGCCGATTCCTTTTCCATACAGCAGCATGCTTGTGATGTCTTGCTCTTTGTTGTAGAGATACCCCGGCCATTCGCGCACCGCTTGGTCGAACGCTTTCGTGATGTTTTCCGAGTGGACGAGTCTTTCTTTTTTGTTTCCATATTTGGTAGTAATAGAAGCGCAGGCTTGGCGTTCTGTAATGACATCGTAGTAAGAACTCTTCTGATTGTTTACGATGAATTCTAATTGGCCCCAGCAGACATTGCTTTGCCAAGGCAGGGATTTGCTTGCCATTTTACTGTATTCAGTCGGGGCAAAACGGGAGTATTGCTTGTAGATGCGGATTCTTTTTTGCTCGCGGCCCACATTGTCCCTAGCTAGTTGGTCGGCGATGTTCCAAGCGTGATTGGCCGAGCTAATTCGTGTCTCTGGAACCTCGCCGTCTGGGCCAAGCGTGGCAAGTGAAAAGGAGTCGTATCCCGTATTAATCATAGTTCGCTATTATCGTTTACGATAATCATAATTCAACTTACAAAATCTTGTTCATCTTCTCTCTGCGTTTTGCACAAGAGAGACACCCCTTGGCTTTTCGTGCCAACTTTGTTCCAGCGATGCTGTCGATCATCTTTGCCGCCCCGTGGATAAGATTTGCGGTGACATCACCGCTTTGCTGCCAGCATCGGTCTTCTGGTTGGCTCGCGCAAATCTGTTGTTCCACCTGATACTCAAGATCATTTGGAATCGGATGCGCGTTGCTTTGCATGTCTTTCTTGATATTCGCTATGAGGCGAGTCCACGAATCTCCGTAGACTGTGGCGGGGAAGGATAGACTGAAGCGTTGTATCGTATAACGATACTTCCAGCCCGAAACTGGTGCTCTTTTTTTATCTTTGAGTTTCATGCTTGATCTAGGCGAGAAGATGTGGTCTTCTATAGCGGATGTCAAGCAAAAAAGGTATACAACGCTACGGGATTGTTTTCCCTGATAACATGGACGATCTTCAGATTGAGCTTTACTGCTACGCACTCACTCGCGGGCAGTATGGGAAGACGCTCTGTATCGAGAAGAATATCGACCTCTCGGAGTTTAAGCTCATGTCCCCCTTTGAGCATTTCATTAAAGCTGTCCAACTCCAGTGGCCTACCGATGTGATTATCAAGAATCGTGGCTATACGAACAACTCGATGCTCCGCACCTTTGAGGCTCTGTGTAATAATGACGATGTGGTTCTCGCCGGGGCTGCGTCTGCTGGCAAGTCGTTTCCCGTCTCTGCGTGGATTTATCTCGACTGGTGCGCGGCTCCCCATTGCACTTCTTCTTGGGTTGCGACTACTACCCTCGGTGCTTCGGAGGATCGTATCTGGGGTATCATCTCCAAGCTCTACAAGTGTGCCAGACATCGTATTGGGAACTTGATTGACTATCGCCACATGATTGTCTGGGGTGGGGCGAGCGGGCAGGATGAGAAGGAATACCAGAATGCGATCAAAGCTCTTGCCTTCCCGCAAGGTAATGAAGGGCAGAAGGCGATTGATACCACTAGGGGGCGTAAGAATAAACGAATCCGCCTAGCTATGGATGAGTTGCCGGAAATGGAGATGGGTGCGCTGAGTGCTAGGCAGAACCTTTCCTCCAACAACGATAAGGTCTTTATTGGGATAGGTAATCCTTCTACGGGGGATAATCCTCACACTCGCTGGTGTATGCCCAAAGGTTCCTCGACCTTTGATAGTGTGAACCAAGATATGCTTGAGTGGGAGACGGAGACGGGCATCTGTCTTTTCTACAATGGCAATAAGTCTCCGAACTTTGACGCTCCTCCCGGCGAGCCTCCTCCCTTCCCCTTCCTCATGGATCGCCAGAAGCAGGCAGATATGCTTAAGATGTCTTACGGCGACGAGAATGCTATCGACTATGTTCGCAATGCTATTGGCTGGTGGCCGAAGTCTGGCTTCAATCAGACGATTCTCACCGCCGATGTGATCAGAAATGCCGATACTCTTGAGGAACCTATATGGTCTGCCGATGGGTTCGTAAAGGTAGCAGGCTTCGATACCGCATTTACAGTAGGCGGAGATCGATGCGTTCTCTCTATCGGTAAGCTCGGTAATGTGCGCGGGACGAGCGCGAGGGTTCTCTACCTCCAACACCAAGAAGTGATACAACTCTCAGCCAACGCAGCCCAAGAGTTCGATGTCCAGCTTGCGGAGAAAGTCGTAGATATTTGCCGCAGATATGAGGTGGAGCCGAAACGCTTCGGTATGGATGTCTCTGGAGATGGTGGGCGAGTGGGCCAAGCGATCATCCGCGAGTGGTTGCGCTACGACGAGAATGGGCACTCTATCGCTCTTATCTCTTCTATGGGTAAACCAACCGATAGGATCGCAGCGGATGTGGATAAGCGGTCTTGTAATGAGGTCTATGATAGAATTGTATCCGAATATTGGTTCGCCATTTACCACGGGTTTCGCAGTAAAGTTATTTATGGCGTTGACCCGGCTAGCTCGCTAGGGCGGGAACTATGCTTGCGTAGGTGGAAGACAAAAAGCAAGAAGATTTCCATCGAAACAAAGGACGATCTGAAAGCAAGGATTGGATACTCGCCAGACGAAAGTGACGCATTCAGCTACCTCGTAGAAATGGCTCGCCGCAACGGACTGGCTTTTATCGGAACCGATAAAGTTGTTCCAACCAACCGCTTCTGGGCTAGACCCGAAAATAAGCTCCAGCCCGATAGCCAAGAGGATGCCTACTCCTCAGATTCGTGGGGCGAGGATGATTGAGACGCGCAATTTATCGTTAACGATAATTTAGGCAAGCTCGCCTGACAACTCAAGCTCGTTCGCCACTTCTTCCTTTACTGTCAGGAAGGCAAGCCAGTATCCTTCGCTGGTCTTCTCCACGCGCTCAATGTGCGTGATATCTTTTCTTTTGATCCAGCAGTCGTTGTAGGTCTGCATGAATCGAATCTTGAATGGGTTCTCCGCGCAGATATACCCGCGAACTCGGACTAGGGACTCGAATGGTTGGTTGTAGCTCATGTGAATTTGTATTCTAAAAAGCCCCGTTCTTTGGCCCACGCGGGGTTGTCGTGGATGCGGCGGTGGCAAAACCAGCATGCCGCCATGAAAGTAGACTTGTCGCACAAGTATTTGCCTCGTCCGCTTTTGTGGTGAATCTGCGTGGCATAGTCTTTACAACATTCGCAGAGTGGATGCTCGCGAAGATACTCTCCGCGCACCTTGGCATATTCCTTAAGTAACTCATGCTTACTCTTGCTTACCGCTCGTAGCCGTCCTCCATTTTTGAATCCGCTTTTTGATCTGAGTGGAGTTTTCCTTTTAAGCATAGCTCTACAATTTTCTTGATCTGTTCCAGCT